ACGAACAATGCCGTTTCGGGCATCTAAAGAAAACGCCGATGCCGCCAATTCGTTTGCTTGATTGGATGTGTATACGGCAATGTACAAACTATCTTTGTCTATGTTTGGGTGTCCTAGTTCGTACGTGCGTGAAACGTTGTCAAACGCAATTTGAAAGAATCGTGGAAAGTCACGAAGATATGAACGTGATATTTCCGTAATTCTGTCAACAATTGTTTGGTCAAAATGCGCCATAAGTTACTCGTCAGATGAGTCTGGACCAGGAAGCGTGTCTTGTTCTGGGGCGTTAATAGAGGGTTGCGCCTCACGGTGACGACGAACAGTTGTTCGTTTAACGGCTATCATGTCCTCAACCGTTCCAGTAGGTCGTGGGATGGGGCGTTCCAAAGACATGGAAACCTTAACCAAATACTTGTCCACCAAGTACAAGGTTGCCATCCCCACCATCAATTGTAGTAACTATGGTTGCGTTTACCCACGCCGAACCGTTCCATTGCAGTACTTGGTCATTAGACGGAGAGGGGGCAGTAACATCAGAAAGACTATCAAGTGTTGTCGGAACGGGAACATTAGAAAGAACAAAAGCACGTTTATCAATAATGTCATTAGCAACAATTGACTCGTTGGTTCTCCGCAGAATTGCTGCCAAAACAATATCAGTGCTTGGAAGGGCGGGAAATACTGGATTGGTGGTGCTTGCTACTCCAGTAATTGTTTGAATAGTTACTGCGCCACTTGCAAAGCGGGCAACCACAAGGTCAAACCTGTTGCCAGAAGACGGGGCAGCAGACAGGGCGTATGCGCCGTTAGCAGAGAGGGCATAATCTGTTCCCTCGTAGGCAATCGTTCCAGAAGCAACGGCAACGGTATTGCCAGAAACTGATGTTACGGCAGAATTGGTAACAACGCCTTTTCTACGATTACCTAGAATTTCAAAATCAACACGGTCTGGCTCAGACTGGTCAAGCGTTGATTTGTCATTATCTGGGGCGTTGGGGATTGTAAACCCTGCCATATTACTCCCTACTCAAGAGTGTCGTAGATATTACCATTCTTACGCAGGTAGTTGTACAAATCTTTGGGGATGTTGAATCGTTTTCCGTCCACAAAATTATACACCGAACCACCCCAGTACATATTCCATGAACCTTTGACACGGGCTTGTATTAAGTTGCTTTCTTCCGTAGGAACGGGTATTGCAACTTCAACCTCGGTTTCATCTTCAACAGATTCCGCAAACTGATTACTTTTCCTAGCCATGATTGTCTCCTAATTGTGTTTCATAAGTATAGCGGGGTCGGCGGGCGTTAATTACCACCCAGCCGACCCCAACTACTTGGATTGTCGCTATCAGGAAGCCCCGATTGCGCCACCCTTGGTGTTGATGAGCACACGGCTCTCGTGCGTAATGACCCCGAAGCCCCAGATGGCGTACCACGCCAAACCGTGCTCACGTCCGAAGTCAATGACGCCACCGTCACGGAGTTCAACAGGAAGTGCGATTGCCTGACCGAAAGCGTTGTCACCAATCATGATGGCGCTGTACGAGTCGGCATGCGGGTCCTGGACACCAGCGCTGCTGGGGTTCACGTCCACGACGCTTCCAGTCTGACCCCTGAGCACTTGCGTGGTCTCAATGAACACAACGTCGTAGAGGCGACCAATTTCACCCAACATGAAGTTGCCAGGAGCAGCGTACTTGGTGACTTCAATGAACTCAGGCCAGTCACGGAGCGAGCGGCTCTGCGACGGGTGAACGAAGCACACGTAGGTGTCGCCAAGGCGAGGAATGTTTTGACCAGCCAACACCTCAACTGCATCCTTGATGGTTGCAGGCGAGAGGTAGCCAGGAGCACTTGCACTACCAGCGGCGCTGTACTCGTACGGGGCGATGGAACCACGGGTAGCACCGTTGGTCAGACGACCAAAGACCACGCTCGGCGGAACGGCTGCGCCGCCACCGAAGGGAACTCCCGAAGCGTACAGCGTGTTACGTGCCTGAATGTCCATGGACTGTGCCATGTGACGACCAAGGAGACGTGAAGCCGACGCCATGACGTCATCAAACGCTGCGTTGAGCAACAGTTCGGTGACAGCAACTGCGTTGCCTTGTTCCTTGACCGTAATTTGAATCTGCGAAGCAGACAGAGCATTTGGCTCCAAGCGCACACCTTCGGTCAATTCTGCGCCAACAGAAGCGTTGGTGGAGAGGTTGGTGTAACGCATGAAGTTAACAGTGAGACCAGGCATCACGCCAAGTTCGGTCTTCTTCACTGCAAACTGCTCAAAGCGCAGAACGGGCATTGCCTGGAACAAGATTTCCTTGCTCCAGATGACTTGGATTGCGGGTGACAGAGTGGTGTCAGACGAGTAGCCAGTCGTCGTAATTGACGCTAGGTTTGCTCCTGTGATTGAACCACCTGCTGGTGCTGGAAGTGCCATTGAAAATATCCTCCGTGGATAGTTGTTGTTTATTAGTTGTTTGTTCTAAAACGGTTTCGTTAGAAACGTCCCCGTGAAGAACGTGCGTTCAAGAGTCTCTCACGCATCTTCTGATACTGTTCCATTGACATGTTCCTAATATCTTCGGCTGTCAACGTTTGCTGCTCCATCTGAGTTTCCATTGGCCCAACGGGTGGGGCTGTAACCCCCGCACCCTTCAAACGACTTTGGGTTTCCGCTGTCGCCTTTTGAACATTTTCAAGAATAGCAGAACTAACTTCTTTGTACCTGTTAATTTGTGATTCAACTTCTTCCTCGCTTGAACCACTAATCATGCCAATAAGTTCGGGAATAATGTGCTCTTGTTCCTCTTGCATACGGCGACCAATGTAATTTTGTAACTCTTGGTGGCGGCGCTCTTTCTCCAAAAGGGCAGACTGTGCCTGACGGTCACGGTCAATTTCCTCAAGACGTGCCCTCCACTCCGCCTCAACCGTGTTGAGTTTTTGATTAAACTCCGTCTCTTGACGAATGAGAAGTTCCTTAGCCGACAGTTCCTCAAACTCTTTTTCTTTAAGAGCCTTGGCTTCGGCTTTTGCCCGTTTTTCTGCTTCCTTAAGGGCAGCCTCACGTTCGTCTGACATGATTTTTAGTTGTTGTTCAAGTGCTTTGACACGGGAATCCGCATCGTCCACTTTCTTATACAACTTGTCTTTTTCTTGCTTGCGAATGTTTTCCACCTCATCTTCGGTGAAAGTTCGCTGTTTGGTCTGCTGACCAGTTACTTCAGCAGCCTCATTCTTAAAGGTTTCAGTCGCCTCTACTGGGATGACGACTTCATCCTGTGCTTGCTTTGCCATGTGTACTACCTCGCTAGTTTGGCTGATATGGACTTGGGTAATTAAACGTTTTATTCTTCGCTAGGGCTACGACGCTGGGCTAACCTTGCGCCATAAGCCCTACTAACCATTTGATTCATCAGGTCTGATTCTACAGGGCCGACAGCCGTTCCAGGCATGCCTGCTCCAGAATCTCCCGTAGATGACACGTCAGAACCACCTGCCGATGTCGCTGCGGGTCCCGCACCACCTGGAACCATGCCCGTGGCGAGCATGACTGCCATTTGGATTTGAGAATTAAGCATGGTCAACGCACCTTGGTCAATGGCGTCGTCCATAAGTTCTTCAAAGATTTCTTCCATTTTTTCATTGGGGAACTCTTCGCCAAGGATACGCAAAGCGCCCCGCTTGGACTCAAGCCCAAGACCCATCTTTGACTGCACTTCATTAAGTTTGATAAGCACATCAACGGGCAACGGTTCAGGCCAATGAACAGTAGTTTTATAAGTAATTGGGTCTGCTGGGTCTAGTTGGGTTAGATGGTCTCGTTCTGGACGTGCTGCCCGCATAGGATTGTACACAAGCATCTCTGGTCGGAAGATAGAAGCAGTACGAATAATAAGTTCATTAACGTGCTCAAGCCCTTTTGTAAAGTGCGTTTTTTTCATTGAATAACGATTCATTAACGGCTGGTATTGGATAGCCAAAGCCACACCACTGGTATTGGATACTGGTTGAAATTGTCCCAATGCTGTTTCTGGAATGCCTGTAATTTCGTGCATTGTTCGCTTCAAAAATTGAATGTACTCCAACGCTCCAGCCATTTCTCCACGAGATTCAAGATTGAATACCTGTGCGTCTTTGGGCAAACCTGCCCAAACCTTCTTAGGACCACGCTCAAGTTGACTTGCCTTAGCACCAGTAATGATGGTGACAGGGGCAGCATGATAATTAATGATGTCCGAAACTTCAACCATCTTTTCATTGAGTTCACGATTCAATGGAATGATGTCCCAAATATCCGATTGGCCCCACGGCGACGATGAAATACTCACATTAGGAATGTGTACGACTGGTACTGAACCAATCGCATTTGGATATTCGTCAATCAATTCATCATTAATAAACTGTTGAACCATTTCATCAGACAAGATTTCTGTAAAAGTGTAAACCTGTCGTGTGCCCTCAGCAGACGTTCCCCAAAAACGATACTTAAGTTTAAACCTCAATAACCTGTCACGGTCATGCGGATGGTATTCAGGAAAACAATGCGCTGGGTTAAGTGGAATGACACGAATACGACCTTCGTGAGGAATTCCAACGGTGTCTACATACGGCTCTTCATAGGCAACTTTAACAAAACAGTCTCCAGTAACCCCTGCTAATTGCCCCATTTCCCACAACACTTTATACTTGTTGTTGTGACTATTCCAAACGTCATCTAACAAGTGCGGAATGATGGCAGTGTTTTGTTCTGGGCATTTAAAATGGACACCTTTACCAAAGCAAAAATTGGTAATGTAGTCTGACATTGTGCGAACGTAGTTAAGATAAAAAGCGGATTCGCCCATCTCACGTCGGTATGCCCAATGGTGACCCAAGTACCATGCCCAAGCCGACGAATAACGATTTAAGCGTGGACCATGAACCTCAAACTCTTCATCGGCAAGTTCCACCAACCCCAACGGGCTGATGGCTACCGTCAGGTCACTGGCGGCAGCACGATAAGACGGTGACCAAAAGTCAATTGCCATTTATATATTACTTCTTCTTTTTCTTAGTAACGGCTTTCTTAACGGCAGGAACTTGTGCAACAGCAGTTGGTTGAGCAACAGTTTCCTTAACAGCAGCCTCAACAACTTTGCTTTGTTTGACAAAGAAATTAGCAACAGTGGGGTCCCCAACCCACGTACTTGCGGCATTGAGTAAATACAAAAGGACGGGAAGAACCACGATGTTAAGAGCAGGGTCAATTTCCCAAGTAGCAAACAAGTAGGAAACAACTCCCACTGCGCCACCTTTGGTTGCTACGTCGGCTAGTGCGGATACTTGCAGTTTCTTTGACATATGTTCTCCTGTAGATAGGTGTGACAATTATACCGCTTTGCGACGTTTTGTGCTAACCTTTTGTCCTTGCACAAACGCTTGATACGGTGCGCCAGTACCAGAGTCGTACTTAGAAGCAATGGCTAAGGCACGAAGAGCAATGCTTTTTGCCTGTTGAGAGTTTAGTTTTTTGTTACGAATTAATACCGTCATAGCACCCAAAGCATACGACGAGCCACTACCTAATGAATACAGTCCAGAGGCTTCCGACGACCACGAATAGTCAGATTCAATGACGTATATTTGAGAATTAATAGAAACAATAATAGACGACCCCTGTTCAGCAATATGTTCTTTGTCCTCACGGTCAGGAACTGAATAACCTTGTGCGTCAAAGCATTCTCGCAAAGACGGTACAAATTTGGACGTAAAAAACTGGTCTAGTTTCTTTCCACGAATGTTTTGTGGAGGCGTAGGTGGCTGAAAGACATGATGCAAGATGTTGATGGCACGAACATCCCCAGCAGCACCAATAATGTATTTTCCATTTTGTGCCAGTTTTCCAGAACCTTCTCGCAATGTTCCTATTTGTCGGGCGTCATCACTTGTAGTGACACGAGAGTCTGCACAGATTACCGCAAACTCATCTCCTTGAATACCAACAATAGTTGTCATGTTTAATTAACAGAAAACTCAATACCTCGGTACATGCCCCACCCATTGTAAATGGGCATTACTTCATATGAGAACTTGTGCTCCCCCCTGTCCTCATACGTAACAACACCTACTCCTTGTTGCCAATTTTCGTACCGAACAATCGGACGCCCGTCAAGGTCCACACCACCTTTTGTAGACGGTACAGCACCATCAATGCGGGCAAGACAACCAGGAGAAGCAGCCATAATGGTACGAGGACCATCAAAGTCTTCCCTTGTTTTAAACGCCGTTTCAATCCTGTGGATGTGTCCATATATCACACTCGTCTTTTCGTTGTTTAGATAAACGTGAGCCGTTGAGCCAGAAGACTTTACACGGTCACCGTGAATGATTCTGAGTTTCTCATTAATCCAATAATCGGACGCAGGGTAGCCAGGTCGGTACTCCACTTTGTAGTCATCCATGCGACACAGATACGGAACAGTAAGAACGGGCCACGACTGCGGCATATTTCCTTTGCGTAAACCGTACGCTGCTGCTGCGTTGGTAAGAAGATATTTTGGCATACGCTCTTCGTGGTTTCCAGCAAGCCAAGCAATCTTTGCGTGCGGTGCAGCATTACGAAGTTCCGCACATAGTAAAGCAGCCCTGTCTATTGCCGCTTGAGTAGTTTGTTGGTAGGCAGGTGTAGTTAGGTATTTACCCATTTCAGGAAAATCAAGGTTGTCACCAACGCAAACTACAACATCTGGTTCTACGGAGCAAATCAATTCAAGAACGATTTTAATTGCGTTCTCGTCATGGGTTGGTTCTAATTTACCGTCACGACCACGGTAGTAACCAATCTGTGCATCTGGAACCACTACACACTTTTTAAACTTGCTTTTTTTAAGAGTGCGTGCTTTTTTAGTAGGCAGTTTGATTGCGGGACCTTGTTGAATTACAGGCCATTTTGGACCACTGTCCCATGTTGGAGAAAATTGAATTGCAGCAAGGTCGTGTACTTCTGCTTCACCTTCTTCATTTTTTGTTAACGACTGATAAATGGAAACACGGCTGACGTCACCAATATCGGCAATGTCTATGTTTTTTCGTTTGAGCAAGTCAAGCAAATCGCCCAACACTTTTTCACGTTTTTCTGGTCCGTTCAAATCATCCTTCAGATTGGTCACAAGAACACTCCTTGTTTACGTGTCGTTGTATCGTACTTACACTTATTTGATAACCGTTCTTACGTAACACTTTAGCAAGCCACACACTACTATGCGACCTATTCTTACCATTGAGGTTTGATGTGCGAATGAGTTCAATGGCTTTTACCAATGCCTCACGCTCGTCACCCTCTAAAGAATTAATCAACCTACCTATTTTGCAAGGATAGTGTTTGGTTTCTTTTGATTGGTCTGTTAAGTCGGTCAGCAACGACGACTTGTCCATGTTGTGCTCCAAGTTGTGAAAAAACTACGCAGTGAGGGCGTCCCACGTGCGCTGATTGCAAACACCATTGGTTTGTAGGCTAACAGACTTTTTGAAGTAGTTGAGGGCTTTTTCGGTAGCAGGTCCAAAGTTCCCGTCAACTGTGCAAGCAAAGCCCTTTTTAGTAAGCAACTCTTGCATTTGTTTTACTTTGTCACCCTTGTCTCCCAATTTCAGTTTCAAACCATCGTCTGTATTTACAGCAGCAGGAGCGGCAACGGGAGCAGCCTCTTTCACTTCTGGGGCTTTAATACCGTTTTTATCCATGTATGTTTTAACAGCAGTAGGAACTTCATCACCGCATACATAACGCAAATGCCACGGCTCTTCTGGAACCACTTCCCAACTAAAACCAAATGTTTTAACGTTGTCAATAAGCCACTTAAGACGGGGACCGCTGGCAGTATGAACGTCCACCGCAATTCCCAAATTATGTTGAGAGGACCCTGGCGCAGCAAGGCTGGCTAGTTTTGGGTCTTTCTTGTACCATTTGACGCCTTCAAACGTCCTGGTTGCATTGCCGTTTGGCTCTTTGGTGTAACGCTGTTTAAACGCTGCAAGTTGTGAATCGTAAGTACGGTAGGTATCTCCTGCCGAAACAGGCTTTAATTCAACACCGTCTGCTTTGGCCTTTTCCACCATTGCAGCCCACGCTGCTGCGGCAAGCCAGTGCAGTTTTCCACC